TAATTACGTCATCAAACTGATCAACACCATATATGTTGCCTTCTGTAATCACGTTAATTGTTACTGGTGGAGTGTATGCGCCACCAGTAAAGTTCTGACCGCTTGTAATGTAACTAGGCAATGTAAATCCAAAGCCGCCAGAAGTAGGCGTAGGCATATTGGTCGTAGGCATTACAGTAGTTGTAGGGTCTGGAATTACAACCACTGGGATTGGATCAACGTTGGTCTTTGGCTGAATAGTAGAGTTAGGATCTTGTTGAGCCACAATAGGTTGATTAGGTTTAAGCATCGATGACGATGTATTAACTGGCATTCCAAGGATCTTGGACAGGGTTTCGCCAATCTCTTTAAGAGACTTGATCCATTCTGCAAAGGGATCTTCTAATGGCTTGATGCCATACAACTGCCCTGTAAGGGTTGCTGTGGCTCGCTGTGAGGCTTCTAATTGCTTCTGTAACTTCTCAGCTGTTGAGGCATCTTCATTAAGGATTGCTTGCTGTAAGCGTAAGCGCAAAGACTCTTCATCAGTAATCTTGCCCTTTAGAGCTGCTTCGATCTGGATCTTGTCCATGTCAAATAGGGCAGCGGCCTTAGATAACTTAGCAGCATTCTCAGCTGCTGCTTTATCTGCTTTGATCTTATTGGTGGCTGCTAATTTATCTGCCTTGGACTTAGCGGCTGCAATCTTCTTTTGTGATGCTTCATACTTTTGGGTATCTTGATTAGATCCACCAGTCATAGATACATTACCCATGCCTTGGAATCCGGCGGCTTTCTTTAACTTATTTCCAATATAACCAACTACAGCAACTGCAGCAGTGATCGCTGTGAACCAAGGCCCCCAGGCTGCCATAATTGCAAGACCGGCACCGACTAGAATTGGCTTTGCGTAATCGACTTTCTGAGCAAGATAACCAACACCTGTAATTGTGTCTGAAATACCGTTAGCAAGTTTGTCAATCGCTGAAACAGCACCGCCAACGCCTTCTTTGCCTGAGAAGCCAGATAGGGCTTCGATGATGCCTTTACCAATAGTTTCTTTAGCATTATTAGCAGCAACAGATAACTTGTTAAGAGATCCTTGGAATGAGTCAGCAGCTTGAACCGCTTGCCCAGCAAAAAGTTCATTAAGTCTGATCTGGATTTCTTCAAAACTTGATGATGTAAGTTCAACTTTAGATAAACCAACACCTAAACGCCCAAGGGCTTGGTTCTGACCTAAATAAGCCTTTTGAAGGCTTTGTGATACCTGAGTAACGCTCTTACCAGTACCTGCAGCAATATCTAACGAAAGGTTAAGTAATTCTTGTGACTTGGCAACATCGCCTGTGGCGCGTAGCAATCGATCCATGGCTGGGCGTAGTTCATCATCTAAAACGCCTGTTTGCGCCTCTAAACGGCTTATGAAGCCATTTACGGTACCTGTATTGGCACCATAGGCAAGACCAAGATTTTTAAGTGTTTGACCAAGGCTTTTGGCAGCAGCATCATCTGCAGCAAACGCCTTGACACTGGCCTTACCAAAACGAACTACAGCAGCAGTACCAAAAGCCAAGCCAAACCCTTTAGCTAAACTTTTTACACTATTACCAAGTTTTTTTGATGCTGTTTCGGCTTGTTTAAAACCTTTAGCATCAAACGTTGAACCTATCGCAATATCTGGAAATGCCATTATGCTGCCTTGCTAAACTTTTGAGTTTTGTTTCTTAAATAAAAAGCTGATGTGGCTTTATCAATAGCCTTCATCGCCGCACCCTCTGCAACGCCTTTACTTTCAGCCCAAGCGCGATAGATTAAGCGGCCGCGACCTTTAAGGCTGCTAGTAAGTGGATCAAGGTTTGCTATAAATTGTGCGCCAGCACCGGGATTGACAGAACGGCTAACACCTTTAGAAGTACCAGTACCTTTGCGACCTACCCAAGGTTGTCCGTTTGGATTTTTATTTCCAGCAGTTTCATATATAGCACCAACAGCAGATTTGTTGATGATACGAGCCATTGAAGTAAAGCCGTTTTTGTTTGGCTTACTCACTGCAGTTGTATAAACAATGCCACGAGAAATGGTTTGATAGTTAAAGAATGGGAAGCGCGCTTCAGAAAATGAACGCGCTGCCCACCCACTCATAGGAGATTCAGCTGGGATAAAACCTCTAGCCTTTTTAACTACTGGCTTTAAAGCTAATGCTAACTCTTTTTTTAACTGCTTATCGAGATCTGGAGTAAATGAACGTAGAGCCTTACGAAGATCAGCGTTGCCGCGTATTTCTACTTTGGACATCTTTAAGTTCCTTTGCTCGATCTTTCATAGCCTGTAATAAAGCCTTAAACATTCTTGAATCTAGTTCAAGTAAGTCATTAGGCGCGATCTGGGTTTCCAGACTTAATCTTGCGACCAAGTAAGTAAATGAATCACGCCCTATAATTCCGGGTCATCATCTAGAACTTCCACCTTTAACAGTGTTTCTAGAAACTCTGCCCCGAAAGGCTTGACAGTCTCACCGCTACGGCGAACACACTCCCAAGCTAGCCAATACACATCGCTCTGTTTTTCATCGTCTCGGAAAGCCTTGTGAAAGCCTTTCTTCGCATAAACCTCGAACGCGTACTCGATCGATGGAGTTATCTGATGTTCAGATACAGAGCCATCTGCCCTTGTGATCTTTAGCTTTGCCATTCTTTAGCCCTTTTCTTTAGTAGTTAGATTATGACCAAGTACCAGTTGATGCTGTTGCTGTCTTGCTGTTGCAAGTAAAGGTGATGTCGATCATGCCTTCATCGCCAACTGCGCCGTTAATGTCTGTTAGGTTATCAACCAAGATTGTGCCTGAGTAAAGCAAGTTAGTTGCTGATACTGCTGCATCTGAAACCTGAATTGCTTGCCATGCAACAGTTGTGCCATAAGCAGCTTGAAGAGTTGCAAGCACGTTAGATGCTGCTGTGTCGTTCAAGAATGACACTGTGATGGTATCTGCTGAAAGTCCGGTAACGAACTTATGAGCTGTGTCGCCCATAGCAGTTACTTCAATTTGGTCTGCTTGACGATTAAGAGTGAATGCAGTTACGTGGTCTGAAAGATTGATAGTGGCAACCTTGAAACCGACTTTGTTATTTAGAAAAATTGCCATGATTATTCTTCTTCCTTCTTAGTAGTTACTGGCTTTGGTGCTGTGGTGATCTGACCAATCTTCTTCAAGAAGGCTAGATCCTCTGGTGTTAGTTCTGACATGTTAGCTCCAACTTGTTAGGATTGATAGAGACATCTCGCAACTGAGCAGATCACCTGATGCAGCATTGAGAACGCTTGGGGCAGATACACTGCCTACATTATAGGTCAAAGAACTGGCAGCGAGTAAATTGAACACTCGAACTACATTGGTTTCAATGCCGTTTAGGTTGCCTTCGTTATCAAATAAAGGCACAGTTACAATAATCTTAAAATTAGCCATTGGGCTGACTGTATTACGCGCATTATTGCTTGGCGTTAAATAAGGATCATCTGGGCTAACGATTACTGAATTAGCCAGGACAACTGATGGTGGAAAAGCAAAAGTCTGCCACAGTGAGTTATCAACTAGGGCAGTTGCAAGTGTGGTTCGAAGGGTTGTAATTGATGCTGGCATTAGCCCACCATAGAACGTGGGTCTAGCGCGTGTGCGATCAATCCTCTTACCTTAGCGAGCAGCTGGGCTGACATTCGATAAGGTGAGGGCTGGAAATCGACCGAGTTACTGCCCGATAGGGTTGCAGTTCTCGCTTGCCAGATCTCGACAGCTATCATTAAAGCGGCTTGCTGGACTGCCATGTCTAGAGTCCAGTCTGTTGTAACATCACCGGTAACTAAGCCAGCAGGACTAAATGTATTTTTATCTGTTGCTGTTGCAGCCGAAATTGTATAAGTAATTGAATAATCAGTAACTGCAGTTAGTGTTTTTGTGCCATTCCATGCTGTACCAGAATTAGTAATCACTACTGAATCGCCTACAATAAATTGCTGTGGATCGTCAAAGTAAAGTGTGGCAGTTGTGGTTGTTTTGGAATGAGCTGTAGGAAATGCTGTCTTGACTGCTAGCATCGGAATTAGAACTGTATCTGCAGCATCGCAAACTTCTTGGATTGTCGCATCTGGGTACAACGACCCAACGCCAAGAACTGACTTCATCTCAGCTACTGTTGCAAGTGACATTCCAATTCCTTTCTAAAGACCAAGAGGGGGCAAGGGCTATGCCCCCTCTCAGCGACTTAGTAACTACTTACTATTAAGTAAGGTTAAAGCGACGAACTCCGCCACCGACCTTAGGGGCGATTGCGTAGTATCCATAGACAGCCACTTGTAGCTGTCCGTTTGCGAGTGCTTGGACTTGCAGCGTTGTCTTAGGTGCCTCGTAGAATGTAAAGGCTTCTGGAGCAACGATGAATGCTGAATCATCGATCAAAGTTGTGATAGCCATGTGTGGATCAACAAATGTGTTGAGTCCTAGAACATCGCCAACGATTGATTGGCCAGAGATGTTGCCTGGGTTATTCTGTGGGTTTGAAGCCATGAATAGAGGGCGGTTG